GACCCTGATCCTCGGCGTACCCGCTGAACGGGCGGATGCACAGGGTCTTGAGGCCGAACACCGCGGCCTTCCACGCGAGGACTTCGCCGACGAGCTTGGTGAGCCCGTAGACCTCGTCGGGCTTACCCCAGACCTTCGTCGTGCCCGGGACGGCCGGGTTGAAGAGATCCTCGGACAGCGAGTGGTGGAAGCCGACGGTCTGGTCATCGACGGGGTAGACCGCGGACGAGCTCGGGTACACGAGCGTGTCGACGCGGTTGACGCACCAGCCGATGAACGCCGCGTCGATGCCGAAGCTGCCGGCGTTGAAGAGCGGATCCTGCTCGATCCGAACGCGGCCGCCGACCGGCGCCGCGAAGTGGTACGCCCTGTCGAACAGCATCGACCGCTCGTACTCGTGGCTCTTCAGCCAGCGGACGAGCTCGGTTGTGTACCGCTGGCGCGGATGCAGAGCCTCGGGCCAGTGGCTGAAGGGGCTCGAGAGATCGTCGACCCCGACGACCTCGTCCCCGTTGTTCAGATGGTGAGAGACGAACCAGCGCCCGAGGAGCCCCGCTGCCCCGGTGACGAGGACCCGCACCCGCGGGTTACTGGACGGTGATGGCCTGCGTCGCCACCACGTTGGCGTCCTGATCGACGCAGGTGACCGTCCACGCGCCGGCGACCGGGAACATGAGCGGACGGTGGCTGAAGGAGCCATCCGCCTTCGGGGAGAACGCCATCGACGTCATGTCGTACTGCGTGGTCGGCCCGGGGCTGTCGTACATCAGCCGGTAGACGAGGGCGCGCTCGGTCGGGTACCGGTTCGCGTCGTAGTTGTTGGAGTCGTTCACCGGCAGGCCGGACACCGTGACGATGACGTTGTCCTTCGCGGCGGTCGGGCTCGCGATGTTGGATGCGATCGCTGCTGCCATCGGGTCTCCTATCTCAGCGGGGGCTGATCGTTGCGGCAACTATGCCCCATCACCATCGCGTCCCAGTGTCCCATCGGGAAGCGAAATTCCTCCCAGAGGTGGTGACCGCCCATCTCAAACCACGCGCGGAAGTCCTCGCGGGTGTACGACCAGTTGTGGCCGTACTCGTAGGGCGGGTCTGGCTCGTCGAGGGGGTGGCCGATGATCGCCCACTTGGCGAGGGGCAGCCACTTCTGGACGACCGTGATCGGGTCGACGAGATGCTCGAGGAATTCGGTCATCACGAGCAGGTCGCACTCGAACGGCTCCAGCTCCTCGACCGGGCTGATGACGACCGTCATGTCCGGGAACCGTCCCATCGCCCGGACCGCCATCGGGACCACGTCGATGCCGATCACCTCGATGCCGTTCGCCGAGATGTAGCCGCGGGGCAACTGGTAGTAGGGCCCGTCATGGTCTGGCCGGGAGTCGTACTCCGGCACCGCCAGCGGAGGACCGGCGAACGGGCCCGTGACGTCGCCAGATCCGCAGCCGAGCTCGACGACCTTGAGCGGCCGGCGCGTCAGGTCCTTCACGAGGATCTTCTCGATCAGGAAGTGGGCGAGGTCGACCCGGCCCGGCTGGCCCTGCGTGAAGTCGGGCGTGTCGTTCCGGCGAAGGTGGTAGTCGAGCGCCTCGCGCTCAGTCCTGTTGCCCAGTCGTCGCACTCGGATCCTCCCCATTGAAGGCCTCGGCGACCACCTGCGGCCACCAAGGCCGCCCGGTCACGTGTGACCATCCGTACCGCTCCGCCGCGGCCCTCGTCGCGTTCTGGAGCTGGGACAGATTGTGCTCGGTCCAGCCCTCGTTGTCCCGGCCGATCCGCAGGTACGAGAGGTAGCCCTCGACAAATTCGTCGAGCGACTTTGAGTGGTCGATGAACCCCGTCGTCCAGAGGATGTTGTTGTCGGGGTGCGGCCGGCTGTGGAGGAACGCCGGCCAAACCACGCCGTTCTCCCAGAGCCGCAGGTGGGAGTGGGGATCGTTGTAGGGCATGTCCTCGACCGAGCTGCGGTACGGGATCCAGATGCCCTGTGCGTGCTCGTGGTCGGCCCACCACGTGGCGTTGCTGAGGCTCCAGAGCAGCGCCGAGGACGGCCACTCGTCGGCATCGACACGGAACGCCCAGCGCGCCCGGACGTGGCGCTGGAGGTGCGGCATCGACGCGTCACCGAAACCGTGGTCGTAGTCCCTGATGACGACGTTGGCCCACTTCCGGGCGATCTGCTCGGTGTCGTCGTGGGACTGCTGGACCGCGACCACCACGCGCTCGAAGTAAGGGCGGACGCGCGCGAGGAGCGCCGGCAACCGGGCCGACTCGTTCTTCGCCACCAGCACGAAGTCGACGTGGCTGTACGGCGGATCGTCGAGGATCCCCGACAGGGCCCGGACGTCCCCGATGGAAGGGCTCGGGACCGGGTTCACGCCGTCAGCAACTCGGTCAGGAGCGCCACGTCCTGCGGCTTGCTGATGCTCTGCCAGAGCTCGAAAGCGCCACGGTCGGCCGAGTACATCTCCTCGCTGTTGACCCGGCGATACCCCTCGTCCCACTCGCCCTTGCCGTAGGCCGGGTGCATGTGCTCGATGACGACGTCCGGCAGGTAGTAGAGGCATCCAGCACCGCCCGCCAGCTCGAGCCAGTAGTTGTCGATGTACAGGTGCTTCAGGGTCTTGAGGCCCATGCCGAAGAACGAGGCGATGACCCTGCTGGCGAACCACATCGTCGGCAGCTTCTCGTGCCAGTTGCGATCGTCGGCGAACGCAACCCCCGGGCGCCGGCGCAGCAGGTCGAGGATCTGGGCATCCCAGCCGTGGGTCCGGAAGCGGTGATCGTCGCCCACGAACCCGACCACCTCGACGTCGGGATCGGCATAGAGCAGGGCGTGGGCAGCTTCGTTGAGGGCGCCGTTCATGCCCATCTCAACAGGAGGCCCAACGTGGAGGGTCAGTCCGCGGGTACTGGCCGCGTAACCCTCCAGCGTCGGGTCGTTGGAGTCGATGGCGAAGATGAGCTCCGTCCCCGCGAGAACCTTCGTCTCGGAGAAAGTCCGTTGCAGCTCGGAAGCTGCGTCAGGCCTGCCCCGAGACGGGCAGATCACGAGGAGCGTCACCGCTCAGACGGTGAAGTCGAGGGTGGCAAGAACAGAGGAGCCGTCGATCAGGCGGGCCCGGTAGGGGCCCTCGAATTCGACGGGGAACGTGACCGAGACGGTGCCGGCCGCGCCGGTGCGGACGACCGGGAGAACGCGGCGGCCGCGCGGGGTGTTGAGCTCGAAGATGAGACCAGTCTCGCCGGCGCCGGGGGCGACGTCGGTCTCGTCCTCGTACTCGTAGGTCGCCGTGTAGGTGGACCCAGCCACCATCGGGCGACCGTGGTGGTCGAGGACCAGATTGCCGTGGCGGCCACCGCGGCGGGCGACTGGCTGGCCTGCGCCGAGTCCGTGGGTCGAGTCGACCGTCCGGCGGCGCTCCGGGCCCGCGTAGGACGTATCGGCAGCGCCTCGGCGCTCCGGGCGGTCACTCGTGAAAGTCGCCGCCTCCGCGTCCTCCGTGTCCGTCGAGCGCGACGCGGGGTCCGAGGTCGCGGCCTCGTTCGCCGCCTGACGCTGACGGAGCTCGGTGTCGGCGTTGTCGGCGCGCTGCTCTGCCAGATCGGCCTTGTCGACCGCGGGGATCTCGAGCGGGCGCTCGGCCTTGCTGGTGTCACCACCGGCGTCGGTCTCCAGCGGGTTGTCCTTGGCGGTGAGGGTGTTGGTGTCGTCGTCGACCGGCGCATCCGGGTCGCCGAGAGCGGGCACTCCCTCGACGGGCTCCGGATCGCCGGCCGGCGGCATCTCGATGTCCTCGTTGGACGTCTCGCCGGGAACCGGCGGGTCCTGCGCGCGCTGGGCGCTCGCGGTGCCCGGGGTCTGCTCCCCCGTGGCGGTGGTGCCGGCGACGTCCTGATCGCTGGTCAGGTCGTCTGCCGTGACAGCTCCTTCTGGCGCACGAGCCGAGGGGCTCGCGGCGTCGGTGTCAACCCGCTTCGGCACCGGTGGCCTCCTCTTCGGTCGGGACCGCCGAGCCCTCGAACAGGCTCGACGTGGGCCCGGTCGGGCCCGCGACGGTGTCCTGCCCGTGCAGGGCCGCCTTGCTCATGCGCTTGTCGCCGAAGGTGCGGAGGCGTTCGGCGTGGGCGTTGTCGCGCGCCTGACGCCGACCCTGCGCCTCCGCCTGCGCCTGCATCTGGGCGAGCTGCTCGGCCTCAGCGCGATCACGGACCTCGTCCATGTTGACGGGAGCGGTCACGTCGACCGTCGTCGGTTCATCGGCCATCTCGGGACCTCCTACGTCTCGTCGAAGCTGTAGCTGACCGTCTCCGTCGTCCAGTTGCCCGGGTTGCTGTCGGCACCGATCTGGAGCTGCCACACGCTGTACTTCGTGTATGACCCGGTCATCGAGTACGTGCCGGTGTCCCAGTTGGCCTTGTTGCCCGAGGTGAAGTTGGTGAAGCTCGTGTTGGCGATCGTAGAGGCCGCCGTGGTGCCCTGCTGGTACGTGGCGTAGTTGCCCGTGAACCAGAGGGTCGAGCTCGCCGCCACCGCGCCGTCGCCCCAGATCTTGAAACCCGAGGTGCTGTTGGCGGGTGCCGTGACGACCTTGAGCGCCAGCCACTTCTCGTAGCTGTAGCCACCGACAGTGATCGGGTTGGCCTGTCGGTTCGCCAGCGAATTCAGGGCGTTGTCTGCCGAGATCATGTCAACGCCGCTGACGCCGTCGGTGAACGCACCCGCGCCGGAGCCCGTTCGGACCGACAGTTGCAGGCTGGCTGCCATCAGTTGCTCCCTCCACCACTGGGCTTCGACGCGCCCGCCGGCGCCGGCTCAGGCTTCTTGCTGACCTCGGCGGCCGTCTGGAGCTCGCTGAGGAGGACCACGCCCAGCGGCGTGTTCGCCATGGGCTGGTTGTACGGGTTTTCGGGATCGGCCGGGTCACCGAGCGGCAGGCGGCCTTCGTCTGCCCGGGCCTCGTTGATGACCTTCCACGGCACGCCGGCGAGCGCCAGCTTGTTCATCTGGGCCTTGTCGAGCGACTCCTTGATGTTGAGCCGCGTGAAGGCGAAGGCGAGGTTGTTGGCCCGGCCGCCGAAGGACTTGTCCCAGACGATCTCGCGCGTGATGTAGTCCTGCCCGAGCGACAGGAACGGGCGGATGCCGGCGCTCTCGGTCTTGTCCTGCTGGACCTCTCCCGTCGCCCGGTTGATGTCGAAGGTCACGCCCAGATCCTGCGGGGACAGGCCAGCCACGGCGCAGATCTTGCGGACGAGGTAGATGTTCCACTCGAGGAACTGCATGTCCCGGTTCGTGGCCCGGAACGGGATGAACTTGGCGCCCTTGGTGCCGCCGATGAACGCCATCGCGCCGCGGCCGGCGACCTCGGCCGCCCAGTAGCTCTTGAAGCCCTCGACCTGCTCAGGGCGCGTTCCCTCGCCGAGGTCGAGCATCCCATCGGGAGCCGCGTTCGTGACCTGCCGCGTGTTGTACGCGCTGGCGTTGAGCTCGGCGTCGACCGTGTATTTCAGCGTCTCGAGCATTGAGAGCCCGACCGGCGAATAGGTGCGGGGGTTCGACATGATGTAGACCATGTCGGCGTTCACGAAGCCGGTGAAGTCGACGGGCGAGCGGCGGAACCAGTAGCGGACGGTCTTGGGGTCGCCGTCCCAGAACCGGTTGACGTAGATACGGCCGCCGTCGGCGCCGTGCAGCGCGACGAGGTCGCCTCCGACCGTGCGCTCCTTCTCGATCGTCCCTGCGTCGAGGGTCAGCACGTCCTCGATGATCGGCTCGATCCAGCTCCGGAACGAGTCGCCTGACTCGTCGCCGCCGCCCGGGTTCGTGGGATCCGACAGGAGCGCCTTGACCGCCTTGGCCCGGCCCTTGTCGTAGCGGCGGGTCTTGTCGAACGGGACGATGTCCCACTCGGACTGGCTGACCTGCGTCTTCATGAACCGGATCGCGGCCCGGACCCACTCGCCGTGCTCGGCCCAGTTGCGGAACAGCTCGGCGTCCGGCTTCCCGACGCGCTGCCGGCCGTTGTACGCGAGCGCGGCAGAGCTGACAGAGCTCGCGACCGGGCCCGTCCGGTAGCTCTTCCGGAAGGTGTCCGCAACGGCCTGTACGAGAGCCCCCACCTACCGCCTCTGCCGGAAGTGCGCCGCGAGGACCTTGTCCTGCTGAGCGTTCAGGTAGTCCGACTGGATCTTCGCATTCGCCTGATCGAGCGCCTCTGCGTAGGTCAGGCGGTGTGTTTCGATCGTCCGAAGAATGGTGACGAGGTAGTCCGGGACGACCCTGATGCCGTCCCGAAATTCGAGCTCAGTCGGCTTGGGAGGGTCGAACGCCATCGCGGGGAGTATGCACGAACAAGGCTAGGCCCCAGCGACCGAAGTCACCGGGGCCATCGCGAGGCTCGGACGCACCGCCCGGCACGATCTTTCGACCATTCCAGCGGGTATTGCCGTCTGCCTGCCCTAGATCCTACGCCGCCCTGCTGACCGAGCCGTACACGAACGTGTCGTTGACCATGTCGAAGGACAGGCCCTCGGCGTCGACGAGGTCGTCGTGGCCCTTGGGGAAGGAGAGCAGCTCCACCTCGAACGCAGTGCCGCGGAGGTCCTTGTGGTGGTGGACCTTGTGCGCCTCGTACTTGGCCGCGACCGCCCGGGCCCGGGTGACCTTGTCGACGTCCTGCTTCTTGCCCTCGACCGGGATCTGGGGGTAGTCCTCCATGACCGTCTGGATCAGGGTCGACTGGAACTGCTGGCTCTCGATGAGCACCAGACTGATGGACGGGTAGGCCGACCAGCCGTCGAACACGAATTCGGCGTGGTGGCTCTCGCGCTTGTCGCGGTAGGCCGACATCACGAAGAATTCGCCCCGCTGGGTGCATGACGAGCCGGCCGCGCAGGCGTCCCGGAACGTCGTCACGCGGGCCGTGAAGTCGGCCGCCTGCTTCTCGCTGGAGGCGAGGTCGACGCCCATCTTGCCCAAGTAGCGGTGACCCTCCGGCAGCAGGTCAAAGTGGTCGAACGGACCCTTGAAGATGTTGCCCTCGAGCAGGCCACTGATGTCGTTCTGGTAGGCGCACGAGAAGAGCGGCGAGCCCATCGACGTCTTCTCTTCGAGCAGGCGCTCGACCGGCCAGACCTCGTCCCAGTAGCTCGTGAGCTCGCCGTCGACCTCGACGAGGGCCGACACGAGGAGGCACCGCCAGCCCTGCCCGCCGTCCCGGATCAGGGTGATGAAGTGCTCGTACAGGTCGTCTTCCGACCAGCGGGTGCCGATCGAGATCACGACGCCGTCGGGCGCGAGCGTCGGCTTCAGGGTCTTGAGGAACCACGTCTTGACGTTGGCCCGGATGTCCGGGTTGGCCGTGTTCTCCTCGTCGAGGATGTCGTCCATGAGGATGATGTCGAACCGCTTCGAGATGATCGCGCCGCCGACACCGACCGCGAACAGGCTGACGTCCTTGCTCGTCGACCACGAGCTGCCCTTGCGGAGCCACTCCTTGTTCGTCCACTTGCTGGGGTTGACCTGATCGCCGAAGACGGCGCGGTGCTCCTCGTTCTGCTCGATCGTGTTCTTGATCGCGCGACTGAAGTCGAGGGCCTGAAGGTCGGTATTCGACACGAGGCCGATCCGGACGTCCCACATCCCGATCAACCAGCACAGGAGCGTGGTGTTGGCCCACGTGGTCTTGGCGGCGCCACGGGGCTCGAGGATCTGGGTGTGCCGGCGGCCGAGGATCCCTTCGAGGACGAACCGGATCATGGTCCGGTGGTGGGGCGCCGGCTCGTAGTTGGTGGTCAGCTCGCCATACGCGAGCACCGCTTCTGTGTACCGGTCGAGGAGCGTCTGCCCCGTCCGGTCGTCGACGAAGAGCTGGGCGACTTCCTCGTCAGTGGGCCGGGCGAGGAGCCTCAATGCGGGGGATCGGAGATCCGCCAACACGCTTGGGCCCAGTAGCTCCCCGAGCTGCGTCGGCGATCGCCCGGAGAACGTCGGAAGGGAGTCCGTCGAGAGTGACGCTTCCAGAGTGGCGCTCCTCGGTGATCGTCGACGGCTGGCCCACCAGCACGTTGAGGCGGTCGATGATCGCAGCAGCGGCCTGTGGTGTCACGCGCATCACCGGGACGCGCACGCGGATCTCCTTGCCGTCGTCGTCGATCTGGCGCACGACGTGGGTCGCGTGCATGTCCTCGACGAGCTTCGTCAGGACCGCGTCGACCGCGTCAAAGGCGTGGTCAACGACCTCCATCGCCCGGATCCGGCGCTCGGCCTGCTTGTCGGCAGCCTTGTCGTCGGTCTTCTCGAGCGTCAGCTTCCGGAACGCCGCCCGGGCGTCCGCCCAGTGGTCGTCACGAGCTCTGGTTGCCACGGGGCTGTGGTTGGCGATGTTGTTGAGCCGGCACAGCTCCCGGATGCCCATGTCGCCCCGGACGAACTGGTCCCGGAGCGCGACGTAGTCGTGGGTTCTGTTCGTGATTACGTCCCCACCTTCCAGAACATCTCCGCGGCGGACTGTACCTCCAGCAGCTCCTCGGCCGCCTTGCCGACCCTGATCAGGTCACCGCTCTTGAACGTGGCCCGGTAGATCTGCCACTTCAGGGTGATCTCCTGACGCAAGTCGGTCGGGAGCGCGAACCAGTGGATCCGGCAGGCAAACATCTCGCGCGGGATCTGGTTGGCGCAGCCGTGGTGCGGGCACTCGTGCATCCGCGGCACCGCCGGCGTCTTCGGTCGAGGGCTCACTGTCCCTCGTCCCTCCCGGCGCGGTCAGGGGTGAGGCGCGCGTATTCGGCGGCGAGGGCGGCAGCGAGCCGGGGATCGGGACTGCCCTCCATCCCCCCGGTTGTGAGCCCCGAGCGCAGATCCGAGTGGCCGGCGCTCCAGACGGCACGGATTGCGCTGTGCAGCCGCTCCACGTCCAGCGCGTCGATCCCGGCGGGCGGCGCGGCGTCAGCGTGGCGGAAGTGGCGATGGCACCGGCCCGGTTCGCCGTCCGCCAGTTCCCCGCAGACCTCGCAAACGGTCGGGTCGCGGACAGGCTCGGCGGCGGCGAGGGCGGCAATGAGTCGCGGCAAGATGCTCTTGTGGAGCGTCGCAATCTCCTGCGGGTACAGGACGTTCTGGCCCGCCAGTTCCCGCGCCGACTCCATCAGATCGCGGTCGACTCCCTGCGCTCCCGGGTCGCGGACAGGCTCGGCGGCGGCGAGAGCTGCGTCCACCCACTCTCGGAGAGCCTCGACCTCGCGGTCGACCTGCTCGTTGTTCGCCCGTGCGCCCATGTCGGTGCCAGCCGACCGGAGGTGCCCGGTGTGCTCCCACTCGTCGGGCAGCCGGCGCAGCGCCGCCCGCAGGTCATCGCTCACGGAACCTCCAGCCAGATGCCCTCGGTGAACCGACCGCGCAGGTCGGCCTTCCGGGCCCGGGTCCGGTCGACCGTCGAGGACGCGATGCCGCGGTGCTCGGCCATCGCGTAGACAACCTCGAGAATGTCAGCGAGCTCGTCGGTGATGGCATCGGCGCCAGAGGCCGCATCGTACTCGGCGATCTCCTCGTTGAGCTTGGCTCGGAGCGCCACGCCCATCGCGGTGCCACTGAGCGTCCCCCAGACGTGCGGCACGCCGAGCCCATCGAGGATGGCCGGGATCTTGTCCCGGACGAGCTTGCCGCTCACCTGACCGCGGCCCGGAGCTCACGGCGCGCCGTGATGGCGACCCGGCCAAGCTGGCCGCCCTCGGTGACCGTCACCTCCACGATGCTGGGCACCGACGACATCAGGCGCTCGAGGATCCAGCGGGCGATCCCGTCGAGGTCCGTCGAGCCGCCGCGCATCATGTCCTCGAGGTTGCGCTCGTGGAGCTCGCCGACGATCGACTCCAGCTTGTCGGGCAGCGTCCAGTCGACGCTGTTGAGCTGGCTGACCGAGGTCGCCTCGACGAAGTACGTGTGCCCGTGGGGATGGCGATCCTCGCCGTTGGACCGCTTCGTGCCGGCCGAGAAGTCAGCCTTCGCTGTCAGCCGCGTCTCCAAGCTCGTCCTCCGGGTGGTCGATGTCGATCCAGCGGCCGTGGTCGGCGTCGTAGCGCCAGCCGAGGCGGATCTTGTCCGACGGCACCGTGGTCAGGATGCCCGTGTCGCCGCGGCACACGAGGAGCATCGACGCGCTGAGCGCCCCGAGAATGATCACCGGGACCTGCTCGGCGTCCTCGGTGGCGCCGTTCTGCCACCAGCCCTCGATGTGCCCTTCCAGCCAGTGCATCAGCCCCTCCTCATGTCGATGACGTCGACCGGCCACGGCAACGCGAGGATGCCGTCCGTTCGCCCTTCGAGCCAGTCGATGACCACCGCGCGGAGATGCACCATCTCGGCCGGCGTGACCCCGGGCAGCGTGCCGAGCACGAGCCTACCCTCCGGCAGCAGCGTCAGCGTCCCGCGCGGCGGGGGCGGCGCGAAGAGCGACCGGAGCCAGCGGATCATCGGATCCCGGCGTGCTCGGCGCACTTGGGCGCACCGATGATCTGGCCCGGGTCGCCAGTGTTGCCGATCGCGAGGATCCTGATCGCGAAGCAGATCCGGCGCTTGCCGCAGTACGAGCACCGCCGGACCGGGTTGTCGAGGCGCTCAATCCGGGCCACGAACCCGACCGCGAGCACCTGACCAGCCTCGTCGAGGGCCGCCGAGAACGCCGCGTGATCGACCGTCATCTGGACCGCGACCGGCGCCTCGCTCATTCGGTTGCGGCGCCCTTCGCGTGCTCCGCCAACGCAGCACCGAACGCTGCCCGGGACGGCAGCCACGCCCCGAACCGGAGGGCGACGGCGGTGAATTCCTCGATCGAGTGCTCCTGCATCTTGAGCGTCCTTCGCTCGCCGACGATGCCGACGTGCTTGAGCTCGTGGTACAGGAGCGCCTTGCGCTGCTCGGGCTGGAACGCGGTCCAGAGATCGCGCCGGATCTGGATGACCACGTCGATCCCGGAGTAGATGCGCCAGAACGGCGGCACCTTGACCGCCTTGCCGATCGTGTCGTGCTCCATGCCCTCGTCGGCCTTGTAGGGCTTGGTGTCGAACCAGTAGCCCAGCACGACGTCGCCGGCGTCGACGGCCTCGCGCAGCGTGATCAGGTCGTCGATCTCATAGAGCAGGTCCTTCGCGACGTCGGCGACCTCCTCGGCTTCGACGAAGGCGGCCTCGGCCTCGAACATCCCGGCCTGCGAGCCCTGCTCGGGATCCAGCGGTAGCGGCATCGCTCCTCCTACGCGTCTTCGGGGCCGCGGACGACCGGGAACAGGCTGGCGCCCCACAGGGTCATGCCGGTGGTCGAGGGCGACCAGTTGAGCCCGGGCATGGCGTGGTCCTGATAGGCGTCGTCGAGCTCAATGTCGGCGACGAGGCGGCCTTCCTCGTTGACGTGGACGTTCTCGGCCCAGCCGATCGCCGGGCGCTTGAAGTCGTCGCCCTGCCAGATCGGGATCCGGCCCGGGATCACGGCGCCGGCGGGATCGACGACCATGCCGTAGCCCAGAATGACCTGCTCGCCCACCGACGGCATCAGGACCACCGTCATCTTCATACGCGGCCACCGACGCGCTTCGCCCGCGGCTCGGGCTTGGGGGCCGCGTGCGACTCGCCGAACGTGGACTCGATCGGTTCGTCCAGATCGTCCGGCAGGGCCTCGAGCTCGACGGGCGCCGTGGCGGCGGCCATCGGGATCTTCGCCTCCCTCGCCACGGACTCCTCGATCTGCTCCCGGGCCCGCTCCGCGGGACTGCCCGTCAGGTACTGGCGCAGGGCGTCCTCGACGATGATGCCGGCGGTGACGCCGTTCTGGATCGACCGGGTGCGCGTCTGGTGCCAGATCTCCTCCTCCAGCTCGACCTTGTACCGCTTCTTGGTCATGCCGCTCCTTCCGTGAGCTCTGGGGCGAGGGACAGCGACGCGCTGCCGCCGACGATCAGCCCCAGCGATCGCAGGCTCGAGACGGTGTTGCGGGTGGTCGAGACGCGCGGGTCGTAGCCAGCCAGCGTCGCAGCCTCGTCCTGAGTGATCGCACGAGGATGCTCACGAACGATGGCCGTGAAGAACGCCTGCTGAGCCTTGCCCAGCTTCCCTGCCCAGTAGTCGACCAGCGCGCTTCCGGTCGGAGCCGGCTCGAATGGTCCCAGCGCGGCGAGACCCGTCGGCGTCGGGCGGAGGAGATCGTCACCGCGACCGCTGCCCGTAACGAACCCGCGGGTCCGAAGGCGGCTGAGCGTGTTCCGGGTCGTCGAGACCGACGGGGAGTAGCCGGCCAGAAACGCAGCCCGGTTGAAGCTGAGCCCCGCCGGGAATTGCGCCATCGCAGCGAGGAACGCCCGTTCCGCCTTCCCGACATCGGCTCCAACGACGGCCTCCTCCATCACCCACGCGGGGGCCATCTCCTTGGCCTCGGGTGGCCCCTTCACGACAGCGGCCTCCATCGACCGCCCGAAGGTGGCCGTATTCGGCGCCGTGCGCCCGGGGGCCCATTCCTCGAGCTGGGTGCCGATGCTCGTCGCGATCTCGTCGATCTGGCGCGCGGCCGCGCTGGCGACGGCAACGATCGCCTCCAGCCGCTCGATGTCACCGGCAGCGATGATCGCGACGGGTTCGCGGACTGTGACGGGCTCGACGGTCTTGGCGCGCTCCTGCGCGCGGTACAGCTCGGTCTCGAAGTAGTCGGCCGACTTGCGGACCTGCGCGAGCTGGCGGCGAAGCTCCGCTGGGTCGTCCTGCTGCTGGCGCTCAGCGAGGGCGACGATCTTGGCCCCGAGGGCGTTCACGTCGAGCGTGAGCCACGCAGCCGGCGGGACGATCGCCTCGCCGGGCTCGGGGGTCTTGCTGCTGTCAAACGTCTCGGCACGGTCGATCTGGGTGCGAACGAGG